CGATTCGACCGGACAAGGCGCGTGTCCGATCATCGCGGGCCCATACGAGGCGTGCTCCAGCGAGTGCGACGCATGCTCGGATGGCGGGATCTGTACGTACCCAATTCCGGTGGATGGCGCGAACTGGTCGAACTGCTCGTACGAGTGCGAAGTGGACGACGACTGTCCTCCGTCACCGTACGGCGAGCCGTTCAACGCTTGGTGCCAGGAAGGCCTGTGCTGGCTGGAGTGCGACTACGAAGCGACCGATCCCGATGACATGTGCCCACCGGGACTATTTTGCGTGATGACGGAGCTGCCGAAAGGCCGCTGCTCGCCGCCTTCGCTGATGCCAGGGTGAGCTAGTAGATGCCGCTCACAACCAGTGAGGCGTCGCGTGCCTGAATCCCAGCGCCGCCAGCGCCAATCCTGGCAAACTGTAGGTAGAACGTCCGGCTTCCGACGAGCGGCAGCGTGTATCGAACCTGGATCGACCACGGCCGATCGTAGGTCGACCCGGCCACCGCGGCTGGATGCAGGATCGTCTGCTGCCACACCGTGGCGCTCGCCGTGTCGTCACGAAGTCGGATGTCGATATCGTTGTGGATGGTGCCGCCGATGGCACCGAACTCGGCGGATGCAGTGATCATGACGTCGCCGGTGCGAAGCGGCGAGCCGGACCCCGAGAGCGTCACGGTGCACAGCGTGGTGTAGACCCCGGCGCTGTTGTTCGTCCCGGTCTGCCCGGTCTGCGCGCCCCAGATCTGCCCGCCCGGAGTGCCCCACACGGAGCGCGTCGTCGCGTTGATGCGATATCGGAAGTCTGTGAACGTGCTGCTCATCCACACGTTGCCATCCGCAAGCGTCGTGGGATCTGCGCTCTGCGGGACGATGTGCAGCGCAGATCGTGCGGGGCTTGTCGTATCACTCTGCGCCACGACGCCGTGCCCGTCCGCCGCATTCGACCGGATACCGGGGGCGTCCCCTTGGCCAACCCCGTAGACGCCTCCAGCACTGGTGGTGCCCGACGCGCCGGAGATGCCGTAGACGCCGAAGTTCCCGGTCCCGCCAGCGCGACCCACCACCCCAGCCGTCCCGTTCGCGCCGCCATCGCCCTCCACGCCGTTGCCGTCAGTTGGAGCGGTGCCGAGCACACCCGGAGCGCCGTTCTGGCCGACACCTTCGACCCCAGCCGCACCGTTGTTGCCGCAGTTCCCGACGACTCCCGACCCGACCTCGCCGCCGCTCCCGACCACGCCATGACCGGTGTCGACGCCCTGGCCCTCTACCCCGTTCCCACCGTTGGACCCGCCGGTGAAGAAGCCGCCCGGCTGCGAGTCGCCACCCGTCGCGTTGATGCCTGCGCCTCCGCCATCGGAGCCGAATGCCAGGATCGCCACGCCTTGATCCGCCGGCCCGTAGACCACGAGCGTCGCATCGTCGGGCGTGGTCGTCGGTGGACCGAAGACGGCGAGCGCGACGTTGGCCTGCCCGGTCGCGTCGGTCTCGACGATGTGCGCGTCTTCATCCGGCGCAGCGCTCCCATCGCCAACCCACCGGCTCACCTCGCCGTTGATGCGGAACATGTGGTTCCACTCGTTCGACGCCGGGATCTCCCCGTTCGCATACCCGTCGCTGGCATGGCCACCGGTCGGCACCGCCTCGTTGGTCTCGTTGTCGTTCCACGTGTAGCTGTCGGTCGGCTTCGGCATTATCCTGCTCTCCCTCTCTTACACCGCATAGTGGGCCACGACACCTTCGTCGAGCCCGGGTCCCACATCGAATCGAAACGCTTCCTCCGAATCGAGCACCACCAGCGTCCGCATGCCCACACCTTCGGGCTTGCTCAGCAGCACGAGCTGGTGCGTCTCGTCGCCGAACTCTACGCTCGGCACGTCGAACAGCGTGATCTGGAAGCTCGCCGTCCCGGTGTTCTGGTAGTCGAACGTCACGCCGTCGTCCGTGCACAGCAGCGTGAGCACGTCGTGCAGCAGCTTCAGCGACCGCTCGCGGAAAAGCGCAGACCACCGCGCCGGGATGAGCCGACGCATCTGCGCGTCCGTCCGTCCGTCGCGCAAGCCGCCGATGTCGTCGAGCGCCTTGTCGAGCTGTGCACCTTCGGCCGAGCGCACCCAACAGAGCTGGCGAACTTGCTGGTGCACCGTCTCCGTGATCTGCATCGACTCGGCGAGGAAGGCGAGCAGCAGCGCCTCGTTCGGACTCCCGCGGAAGGCATCCGCGCTGCGCACCGAGAGGAGCGACGCCATGTCGAGATGCTCCGGTGGATCGCTCTCGCTCGGAGCCTGCCCGGGAGTGGTCCCAGGAACGAACGGTACGGGATCGGTCACAGGCATGTCGGTGGTCCGTCCGTCCGCATCACAGGATCGTGCAGGTGATGCGCGAGGTGTCGAAGGCCGCTTGCCGACGATCGAGGATCGTCTGAATCGTCGTGTTCGCCGGTGGGTTGGAGGTGCCGACTCGCACCGCAAGCGTCACCTTGCCGACCACGTTGCGCAGCACCTCGGAGCGGATTTCCTCGGTGGCCACGTCGTCGCCCGGGTCGTGATTCGCATCGCCCCATAGCGCGAGCTGCTCTTCGACGAAGTCCTCGAACGCTGCCGGGTCCGCCGGGTCGAAGCCCTCGCCCGGGGTGATGTCGACCTCGATCCACACGTTCGTGTCGATGGGCCGGCTGTAGTTGATCGTCTCGCCGAAGCCGGAGATCGTCTCCGTCCCCGAGTCCGTGCCGAAGGTCGTGATGCCCGGTGCCAGCCGCAGAGCGATCACGTTGACGATGTCCAGCTCGGTCCCGCCTACGACCATCGCCTCCACCCAGTGCGTCGCGTTCCACAACGAATCGGGCGTGTCGGTGTCGTTCTCGAAGACGCGGCACGAGGTCACCCCATCCAGCCGCAGCAGCGACCGACGCAGCAAGCCGCCGCGCAAGGATCGACGAATCTCCGCACGCAGCTCCGCCGCCGTCTGCTGATTCCGCCCGAGCTCGGCATCGAGAGCATTCGTCGTCGTCGACCATCCCGTGACCGGGGTGAGGATCGACCACGTGGTCCCCGACACCGCCGACACCGGGCCAAGGGTCTCGGCACGGAACGGAACATCGACCGTGCCGCCCACTCCGATGACACCGCCCGCCGTCGTGATCCACGTGTCCAGGCTGTCCGTCTGCACCCGAGAGAGCGCAGGGATTACCGTGCCTGGCGTGCCGCCGAGCGTCAGCGTGACCGTGGAGTACGTCGCCGCGGCCCGCACGAAGCCGTACTCCTCCGCGAGCAGATCGATGCCATTGAGCCCGACCGTCGAGAGGTAGCGCGAGTTGTACGTGCCCTCGGAGAGGGCGAACTGGAGGTTCATCCCCTCGCTGACCCAGTCGATCAAGCGGCCGTTGATCGACCCTGGATCGATCGGCTGGTTCTCGCCGAAGAACCCGCGGAACGACGCAGCTCGATCGTCGCGGATCTCCTCGAGCGTCGGACGGACGAACCCGGTAGGCTGCACTCCCCAGTCTTCAGACGGCATCAGGTCACCACCACCGGAATCGTGCCGCTGTAGTCGAGCGTGCCATGCACGGTCAAAGCGCGGAACGTGAAGGAGAAGACGCTATTCGCCGCGTCGTACGAAGCGACGGGCTCGCTCGCGAAACCGGTGATCCCGTCGGTCCCGAGTATCACGTCGCGGTAGATGGCCATCACCCGCTCGGGCGCGGTGCCTCGAACGGTGACTTCCTCTACCATGGGGATGCCGACGTTTGCTGCATACGGCAGCTCGCCCTTGATCGTTCGCAGCCGCAGCCACAGCGTCTGGCGGATCGCCTCGATGCCGTCCACGAGGTAGAACCCGCCGGGCCCGAGTGCGACGTCGCCGGTCTCGGTGTCGATCGCCAACTGTGCCATCTCAGGTGATCCTCACGGTGGTGGAGCCGGACGCGATGCTCCCGATCGTCGTGCCAACAAGCGCAGCAACGGGAGCACCAAGACCATTCAACGCGGTGCCGACGTTCGTCATCCACGTCGTAAGCGCCGCAGAGATCGAGACCGGGTCGGCGACACGAGCAGCGTACGGCGCGGTCTGATTCGAGCCGATGACAATCTGCCCGGTCGTCGTGATCGACACCGCGAGGCCGCCAGGCCCGCGGATGTGGAAGTCCGTGGCGCTCAGCCCGGTGATCGGGTCCGGGCAAGGCCCAGCGCCCGGCCAGATGAACGAGTAGCTGAGCGAGTGCCGTAGCGCCACCGTGGGCTCGTACGTCGTGCCCGTCATGCGGAAGCCCTCGGTAGGCCGGTCGGGCACCAAGAGCAGCACAGGGTCACCAGGGAGCAGCGCCCACGAGACCGACCAGCCGCCGCCCGAGGGGAACACCACCGGCGCGTTCTGGACGGGCGCCTCGACCTCGTACTCCCCGCTCTCGTCGCGCTCCTTCGGGGCCGGCTGCACCGTGGCCGTCTGCGCGGCAGGGTCGTACGAGACCACGTTGCCGGCCACCACGGACCGGATCCGCTTCGACAGATCGTCTTGCACCGCCGAGAGCAGCGGCACGAATCCCGTGAGTGGTGCGACCATACTCCGTCAACCGTAGGGCTCCAACGGCGACACGATAGCCGTGACCGCGTGAAGCCCAGACCCGCCTGTATCAACAGTGTACCTCGCCTGGTCCACACGAAAGACGCCGTCGACGTACTTGCTCGTGACGCTCACGGTCCCGCCCGGCTTGATGCGATGGTCGAGCAGAGACCGCACCTCCCACTTGCCATCCTCCAAGTCGCGCGGCGAGCCGATCATGCCGGTCTCGACGCCCACCGGGATCGGTGCCGACCCGAGCGATCCGTCCTCCGCGAGGATGACGAACTCGCCGTCTTGGATCGACCACTTGACGTCAACGAACTCGAGGATCTGCTGGATCTGCGACCACGACTTGCCGCTCGCCGTGTACCCCATCGGGAATGTGACCGCGCTCGCTCCGACCCTGGTGAGCGCGAGCGTGAGGATCGACTTCGTCACCGGCGTGATGCGAACGCCCATCGACCGCACAAGGTCGGCGACCACCTCCGCCATCTCGATCCCCGGCGGGAAGGTCTTGTTCAACTTGCCCTCGCGGATCCCCGTCGCGCTGTCGTTGCACATGAGGGTGGTCCGCCACTCCGTGCCGCCCGAGTGATCGTGATCGGTGCGCTGCGCTTCGCCCTCGAAGATGAGCCCCTCGTCACCGCCATCGTAGCCCGCTCGCAGCTCGACGCTCGCCATGCCGATCTCCGAGTAGGAGAACGATCGACTCGTCACCTCGGAGCCGATGGCCTGAAGCATGGCCCGCTGCGCCGCGTTGAACTTGACGATGGTCTTGACCTTCTTCGCCAGGATGTCGCGCGAGGTCTTCGACAGGTTGTAGACGTCGATCTTCGCGGTATTCGCCGCGGGCTCGAGCGTCTTGGTCACCTCGGCATGGATGCGCAGCCCCGTGGCGCCAGACTCCAGCGAGAAGATCCCCGCGGCGTTGATCACCGTCAAGCTCGCTACGCGTCCGAATCGGCGTGCCATGGTCTACGCTCCGAGCGTCACGCCGCAGCCGCAGCTTCAAGAGCGAGGGCGCGCAGCGTCCTCACCTCCGCATACGTCAGGTAGACCAGCCGAACCCGCCCGTTGCCGAACGCGTCGCGGTCGGGGTCCCGATCCTCGCCGCTGCTGTCGACCACCACGAGGGCGCCCTGCGGCAGCCGAGAGTCCACCCGCTGCCCGAGCAAGTTCTCCCCCACCCTCACCGCTCGCCCGCTGAAGAGCTTCGTCCCGTCGAGCAGCGAGAGCGAGAAGAACCAGGAGAGCTCTCTGTCGTTCCACGCCAGCCGGGCCCGATAGCGCACCGACTCCAGCACGGGCGTCAGCTCGATGATGGCGCGAGGGTCAAGCGTTGCGAGCGTGTCGGACATGGATGCTCCTCACCACCGGATCACGCGAGCAGCCCAAGCGTGTCGGCGATCGCCTGCGCGGCTGCGATGTCGGCCGGCGTCGAAGGCTGGGTCTGCTTGCCTCCGACCTCGGATGCGGACGCGGCGAGATCGGCGACCTCGGCAGCAGCAGCCGCGACGAAGGTCGTGTACGCGACCTCGACCTCGCGGAAGCTCGCAGAGAATCGGAGCACCTCCCGCTGCTTCGGCTGCACGCTGGCCACGAGCGCGGTGATCTGCATGCGTCGGTAGGTCTGAAGATCGAGAGCCACGAGCACGTCTTCGCCGGAGTCGAAGAGCGAGTTCAACAAGGTCCATGCGGTCCGATGCCTCTCGACGTCGAGCCCGTCGATCGCGGCCCCGTCGCGGATGAGGTAGTTCAAGTTCCACTGCACCGCCGAGACGATGCCCGTGATGCTCAGCGTCCTCGGGTTCACTCGCCGGTGGTCCGCTCGGTCCGCTCCGTCTTCGACCGGGTACGACGAGATGTCCGCCGTGCGAGAGTGCTCCTCGCTCAGCGTCGCGTCGATCGTGATGTTCGCGATCGTGGGCCGACGGTCTACGAATAGGTCGACGACGGACATGGCTCAGACCTTGCTCGCGAAGTGGTTATAGCTCTCCGTGATCATGCCACGCACGCTCGTCTCGACTTGCTCCTTCACCCGGTCGGCGAAGGCAGTCCCGTCCTCGCCGTCCGCCTGCGTCACCTCGAAGTTGAAGGTCATCACCGGCGCAAAGGACTGGTCGATCCGGTTGATCGTCGTACCAAGACCACCGCCGCCGCGCGACTCCGGCGAGCCACCAGGGACACCGTTGCCCGCCCCGAAGTCGCGATCCAGCATGTCGGTGATCGTCAGCCCGTCGTTCCCGGAGAGCCCGCTGTCCTTGCGAAGGGAGTCGATGCCAGCCTTCTTCGCCGCCGCGACGTTGCCACCGTCGTACTCCATCGTGTCGCGGAAGGCCTTCAGCGCCGAGTCGATCCCCGCCTCCGTGGAGCCGTACTCTCCAGCTCGCCGCCGCGCCTCCTTCTCGAACTCGGCATAGGCCTCCTTGTCGAGCGTGCCCGTCTTCTGCTTGCGCTTCGCCGTGCTCACAGCTCCGAGTCCAGAGACGCCGCGCAGCTTGCTCAGCGCAGCCTTGCGCGCAGCCTTGGCATTGCCGCCCTTGTACTCCTGCGTCGCGCGGAACACATCGAGGGCCTCTTGGATCCCGGCCTCCGTGGATCCGTAGCCCTCCGCCTTCTCGCGCGCCTCCGCTTCGAACTTGGCGAAAGCCTCCTCGTCGAGCGTGCCGATCTTCTTCTTGCCAGCCTTCGGCGCGGTGTAGCCGACGCTGGTGTCGATGATCTTGGTCGCGTCCTTCAGCGCCTTCGCCGGCGAGTCGCCCTTCGCGATCGACTTCTCGTACTTCGCGAGCGCAGCCTCTTGCGCCTCCGGCGTCGCACCAAGCCGGGCAGCCCGCGAGTCGATGGCGTCCTTCACCCTTCGCCTGCTCGCATCGGCCGCGGAGATGGTGGCATTGAACTGGGGACCGTACCCCGTCGCACCCTTCGCCGGATCAAAGTCGTCGCCCGACCCCTCTCTCATCTGGCCGGTCCGCGTGCCGCGACTTGCCCGACCGCCGCTCTCCTGGAATCTCCGGCTATCTTCGGCGATTGCGGTATCGAGCAGCTCTTGCTGCTTGATGTTTTCTTCATCGAGCCGAGCGATCTTATCCGCAAGCGCGTTGCGCCTGTTCTCGATCGCGAGACCCTCGCCAAGGTTCGACGTGCTCTTGCCCTTGAGCGACTCTAGCGTGGCTTCAGCTCTCGCCTTCTCTGCATTGTTGGCCTCGATGGACCCGCGAAACTGGCGGATGTGGTCACCGAGCGTGGCGTCGTCAGCCTCCAGCACTCTCTGCTTCTGGAGGTCGGTGTTCTTGCGGTCGTCCTCCCGAGCAGCCGCCTTGAGCTTGTTGATCTTCTCCTCGAAATGGCCAACGATCACCGCCGCTCCGGCGAGCGCAACCGATGCGGCGCCGCCAGCAAGCGCGATGCCGCGGAGAGCTCCAGCGGCCGCGGTGCTTCCGCTCGTCATCGCCGTCATGGCGAGGTTCATCGAGGCCATCGCCGTCTTCCCGGCGACCAGCATCAAGATGAGGCCCTTCGGACCGCCGAGTGCATCGACCAATCCCATGAACATCTCGACCAGGCTGGTCAAGATCGGGAGCGCCTGCGTGAAGAGATCGAAGAGGCTGCGCGCCGCTCGAGCAAGAAACTCGCCGAGCTGAGTTGCCAGCGCCTTTCCGCCCTGCGTCGTGGTATCGAGCTTCTTCGCGATCTCGCCGACCGCATTGCCGAGGCCCGCCTCACCGACCGTCACGAGGAAGTCGGACGCGCTCTCCTTCAGCCTCTCGAATGTGCCGCCGAGCGTCTTGCCCTTGCGCTCGACCGCGCCATCGAACTCGTTGTTGCCGATCGCGGTGAGGTACTCGGTGATCGCCTGCGAGTTCTTTTGAATCGTCGTCGTCACCCCGCGAAAGGTGACCGCCACCTGGTCGCCCTGGGACGACGCCTTGAACCCGAATTCCTTCAGGCGCTCGAACTCGCCGGTGGCCGCGTCTGCCACGGCCTCGATGATGTCGTTCGTGCTCTTGCCCGCGGTGCCCGCAGCGATGTTGGCGAAGCCCGTGATCGAACGGTCATCGCTCGCAACCCCGAGCCCCTTGAGTCGCGTGAACGAATCGATCGCAGCGTTGCCGCCGATGCCGCTCGCACGCCCGAACTTCTTGAGGCGAGCGTACTCAGCGTTTGCGGCCGCGCTCGATCCGAGCTGCGTCTCCAGCCCTACGAGCTGCTGCTGCTTCTCGTTCGTGGCGGCGATGGCTCCCGCACCGAGAGCCACAGCGCCGACGGATGCAACCTGCACGACGCGCTTGGTGGCGTCGCCGACCGACTGGAGAAACCCACGAAGCCGCTCGCGTCCAGTCTCGAGCGCCTTGGTCCGCTTCTCGTCGGCCTTGCGTTCAGCCTCGATGACGTCTTGCTCCGCCTCGATTCGGTCCTTGGCCGCAGCCTGGGCAGCATCGACCTTCGCGCGGTAGCCAGAGATCGCCGCCTTGGTCTCGTCGGCGATCGCCTCCTTCACCCGGGTCGCAGCTTCGATCTCTGCCTTCGCAGCATCGCGTGCCGCCTGGATGCGCTCGCGTGCCGACTCCTTCGCCGCCTTCGTCCGTGCTCGGAACGCGGACTCGGACTCGTCGTCCAGCTTCTTGAGCGCACGGATCTCCGCCTCGATGGCGCGCTGCGCCGCAGCGAGAGCCTCACGTGCCGCCTTGATCTTCTCGTCGGCAGCCTTGCGCCGCGCCTTCGCATCGGACTCCGCCGCCTCCTTGGCCGCCGCAGCCTCGCGCTTGACCGCCTCGATCGACTGCTCGGCCGCCTTCTTCGACTGCTTGACGCGCTCGTCGAACTTGTCGGCGTCGCCCTTGTCGAAGCTGTAGCCGAACTTCGCAACGAGCTCTCGGACGATCATAGGCCACCCTTCGGCGGAGCAGGAACCGGCGCGGCCATGTCGGCGCGCACGGCCTGGTACGTGAGCGTGTCGAAGAAGGCCAGCACCATCTCGACCGGCACGAGGTAGGCATCCGACGCCGTCAGCCCGCCGCGCCCGTCAGCAAGGCACCGCATGACGGTCTGCCAGTCGTGACCGATCGACGGGTCGACCACGCTCTTCGGCCACGGCATCGGGCCGCGACCGGAGCCCTTGCGAGGAGCTGGCTGCCGCGGGTCTACCCAGGGCTGCCAGCCGAAGTAGGGCGCGTGTGCGCCCCCAAGATCGCCCAGAACAACTTGAGCGCGTGGAGAGGACCGTGCGTCACGAGGTGCGGCGCGAGGTAGGCGTTGAAGTCGGATTCGCTCTCGACGAGCATCTGCTGCCCCTGCGAGCCAGGTACCCACAGCAGATCGAGCACCGCCCACCGCAGCCACTCGACCACTTCCCTCGCCTCGAGCCGCTCTCCTGCGATGCGCACCGCCTCGCCCAAGATCTCCAGAATCGAGGAGATCTCCACGTACTTGCCCAGCGTCGCGAAGAACTCGGCAGGGTTTGCGGTGTCGAGCGACATGATCTCGCCGACCGCCCCTTTGTCGCTGACCTTGGCGACGAAGCTGCCGAGGCCGGTGGACTGGGCGAGCGCCGACGCGACGGGTGCACCGAAGTTGCGCATCGCCCACGCCGCACCGCGGAACACCGACATCGCCGGGATCGTGCCGAGCTTGTATTCGACGCCGTCCACTTCGAGCGTCTTGTAGCCGAGATCGATCTTGCCCTTCGCCATGTCTCACTCCCTCCACCGACCAGCTACCACGCAGACGCCGACGATTACGCCGGAGCCAGCGCGGCATAGATCGAGTCGGGAACGGGCGCCTCGGTGTCGAGCTCGAAGCCTCCGAGCGAACCGTCGTAGCCGGGCAGCAAGAACGTCCAGTCGCGCGTGCCTGCGCTCGTCCTCGCGTAGCTCACCGTAGGCGGACGACGGATGATCGCACTCGACGTGATCAACTCCGTGCCCTTGTGCGACAGCGCGAACGGGATCGGGATCCCGCCTGGCGTCTCCACCCACGCCTTGCGGATGAGCCACAAGAAGCTGTTGAACCGCTGGCTGCTCGCCATGACGGTCACCGTCGCTTCCCACATCTGGGCACCGGTCTTGGTGATGACGACGGCACCACCCACGCCCTCCTCTGCGACAGCATCGTCCGAGGTCTGCTGACACGTGAAGTAGGTTCCGTCGGCGAGATCCTGGATCCTCCGTCCAAGAACGATGATTCGAACCTCGCGATGATCGAGTAGTCCCTTGTGCGGCATGTCTTGCTCCTATTGCTGCGATGATCGCGGTTCGGGTTCAGGTCGTGATCGACACGGAGAGCGTGCCGGAGCCGCTCACCTCGTTGATGTTCCCCTTGATCGTGGCGGACAACCGCACGCCGGACAGGAACGAGTTGGCCCGCTCCGTCTCATTGACGTTGGCGAGGTCGGGACGGGTGACGCGGATCGAGTCGCGGTCGACGAGGCCAGGTTCTCCACGGCGACCGGAGAGCCGCACGGCCGGGGCCTGCATGGCATTCGCCGTCAGCTCGATCCCCTCCTCGTCGAACGGGATGGAGTCGTTCGTCTGGTACAGGTTGACGAGCGACGCGAGCACCTCGGTGCGCAGCTTGTCGGCGCCGCGAATCAGCTCGATGTAGATCGACGACGCGGTGCGGCCGTCGAAGAACGTCGGCCGACCGCCGAACTGCTCGACATAGTTGGCCGCCTTGCCGTTGCTTCCGCCCTGGTTGTAGTACTTGAGATAGCTGACCTGCGCACTGGTCAACGTGTTCGAGGTGATCCCGTTGAGGGTCCGCCACGCCCAGTTGATGGTGCCCGGATCGGCCGTGAGGCATCGACCCTGGATCGCTGCGTCGACGTACTGAGTGTCGAGCGCGTGGTAGATAACCGCGGTGCGCCGACGTCCAAGGCTGTTGAGAACCGCGGCGACGTCGGTGGTCCCGCTCGTGATGATGCCGGCCGTGTTGCTCTGGCCGAACAGCATCACGGGGTCGCTGACGCCCTGTGCCTCCGCCCACCGCGAGCCCTCGTAGATCGAGTGGTCCACGTGATCGGTCAGCGTGATGCCGTACCAGCTCGTGTTCACCGATCGAATCGCCGCGAGATCGTCGGCCGCCCCGTTGTTGTCGGTGGTGGTCGTGCCCGCCAGCGCGCCCTCGGACGGTCCGCCGGACACGGAGTAGGTGCTCGTGAACGAGGCGCCCGCGACCGATGCCGTGACGGTGTAGGTGCCCGAGCCCGTGCTCACCGCGGCGTACCGGCTCGACGCGTCCACGAGGGCAATCAGCCCGTCGCGGATCTGCGTGTTCGTGTTGCTGCTCGCAACGAAGGTGAACGGCGTCGAGTTGCTATCATGGTCGACGATCGTGTGAATGTAGCTACCGTTCGCCGACCCCGTGACCGTGACCGTGTCGACCTGTGCGACCGCAGCCGTGCGAGCGCCGACGCCGATCACCGGCGGCCGACTTCCGTCCTGCGTGATGAGCGAGGACGCAGCCGCGTACAGCGGGTCGTTGGTCGAAACGCCCCAGTCCTCGATCTCGCTCAGCTCGGAGACGTCCTGGTACACCTCGGGGATCTCCGACTCGGCGGAGACGAGCAGCGGCTTGCCATAGCCAGCTCGGCTCGGCCGGATCGAGTCGATCGCCACGGTGAATCGGAGCCAGTTGTTCTCGGGCATGGCAGTATCACTCCCCTGTCACAGTCACAGTCGTGCTGAAGCGACGAACGAATCGCCGCCGCTCGTCGACCTCGGTTCGGATCGCAAAGATGTAGTCCTGGCTACCTCGATGCACGTGGCCACCGTTGGCCACGAACGACACATCGAGAGGCGCACCGCTGCGCCGGAAGACCAGCCCCGCGTCACGCAAGGTATCACTCCGGCCGCGAGTATTCAGCTCGCTCCGCGCCCGACTCAGCAGAGCACGGCCGTTGCCGTTGGCCGACCCGTCGTCGGTCTCGACCTGCACCCGGAACGTGATCTCGGAGTCCTGCCTCGTGAGGACGCCGTGCCCGTGGTACAGCACGGTCACCGAGACACCTGCGCTAGGCGTGATCGTGAACCGCCGGCGACTTCCTGTGACGTTGCCGATCAAGAGCATCGCGCCCACGCGATCGTCGGACTCGTCGATGCGCACGTTGGGCCACTCGGCATCTTCGATCTGCTCGAGCAGCGCATCGCGGATCGCGTCGACGTCATCACCAGCTTGTGCGGTGTACGAGTAGGTCTCGGGCTGCTGCGTGCCGAGAGCATCGACGCCCTCGTAGACCGCGAGCGAGTAGCTCTGCCCCTGCGTCGCGCTGGTCACCGTGACGCGGGCCATCATCACGGCGGGGTAGTCGTGCTCCGAGATCGGCGACGTCTCGCGCGGCGCACCGAGCCACTGGCACCAGGCGAACGGACGCGGAAGTTGTGGCACATCGCCGCCTGTCCACACGACCGACGCCACGCCGGTCTCCATGGACTCGCCGAGCCACGTACGAATCGCAGACTCGACCACATCGTAGTCGATGGGCAGCGCGGTCATGCTCGGCCCACCCTCACCACGGCGACGTCCTGGTACTCACCGAGCCCGTCGTAGACGTCGATGTCTTCGACCTTCCACCAGTGCCCGAGGTACCGGATTTGATCCTCGACTACCTGGTCCGCGACGGATGCAGCGCGGAGTCCATCGGAAGCGGGCCAGAACACCCGGCGCGTCTCGTCCGTCTTCGTGCCCTCGGGAACGCGCCGCATCTGCTCGCCCGACATCGGCACGACCACGACGCCTTCGTGCGACGTCTCCGTCCACGTAGGCGCGACAGCGTGACCAGTCTCCGCAGAGAATCCTCCGCCGCCGGTCATGCGCCGACGAGTGATCGCTCCGGTCGCCTGCCCGAAGTACGCCACGACATGGGACAGATCCATGTCAGGCATTGGCCACCACCCTGTACTCGATCGCGTTGTACATCGACTTCGTGTCGACGAGCGGTCGCGATGACCCCTTGCGAGCGATGGTCACAGCAGAGAGCGGCGGCCACGACGGGTGACCGCGGTCGATGGTGTCGCGGATCGCCTGCACCGCTGCATGCCCGAGATTGTTGAGCGCGACGTCCAGCGACATGGCACCGGTGGCCACGTCCCACTGGAGCGACAGCGCGAGCTGGAACAGGTCGTCGGCGTGCTCGTCGAGACCGGTGGAGAGGAACGGGCGCGCCAGGATCCGGTCCGTGCCGAACTCCATCGCGCCGGCGATCTCCACGTTCGTCAGCTTGGTGTCGATCCGCGGGCTCGTGTCGAACACGCCGATCTCGAGGCTGTAGCCCTCGGCATCGAGAAGCCGCCGCTTGATGTCGTTCCATCCGCGGTCGACCTCGGTCACACCTGCCTTCGATACGCCGACCATCACTCACACCGAGAAGAATCCGAACGCTGGAGCACGAGTCTCGAAGAGCATCGAATACATGCGACCGTACTCCGTCACCTGGAGAGCCTTCCCTTGGAACGCCGATGGATTCGGACCGTGCGACACGGGGCCAACGGTTCGCGAGAACGTGGGCTCGACGGTCGCCGGGTTCGACCCAAGCCCGAGTCGCTTGAGGTAGTGAGCAGCGAGCAGCGCGTGTGCATAGCTCGC